CTCCATTCTAGAGGTTCATGAAATAATATTTCATGTATTAGAGTTGTAAAATTCTAATTTGCCGACATAATTCGATAGGATTATCGAAATGTCGGCCTAAAATTCTGACACTGGTTTCATTACCAAGTTCAGGAATTTTCCTGTTTACTGCATTGTTAAGATGTAAAACAGGTTTCGTCATTGGATCTCCCATGAGTATCCCTTGACGAGAGATTACGTAGCGACCTATGTCGTCTTCGTATCCAAAATCTTTAAACATCGGACCTGATCCGTGAAAATAGATTTTACGAGGTTTGTAGGAAATTTTCCTAACAAAATCTCGCAAGACTTTCGGTATGCCACATTTTTGCATCCAGAAAGTCCCCAACAGATCAGCTACTGTGAAGTCAGTAAAGTCTGTTGCCGTGTTAAGGTCCTTGTATTGGACAATAACCGGAAAGTACTCCTGACAGCATTCTATGCCATCGGGAGTCTCAACTCCTTTTCTTTGTGGACCTTTCGGTACAAAGAAGAATTCCTTCCCTTCATCACTAAAAGTGTATTTAGAGAAGTTCCAGCCATGGGAATCCATTTTCATCCCTGAAGCTGAAGTCGGTATCTTACTCAACGGATGTGAGCAGATTTTCGATACAACATCTAGCACTACTTTCACGTAGGCAGATGTTTTGGTCACTCCCCGGGCTTTTCCCGGTTCTTTGATCATCAAAAACGAGGCTCTTGTAAGCTCCTCGTCAGTCATAGTACCACATTTTCCCAGGCATGCCCAGAAAATGTAGGTTCCAATGTTTGTATCGGTTATTCCGATTTCTCCATTGGCGGCTCCATTGTGTAAATCAAACGTTTGCACATTTTGGCCTCTCATTCCAAACGCTATCAATTCTGATAGTGCTTGGACTGTTCCGTCCTCGGCAACACTATTTTCATAGCATGCTGAGGCTGTAGCATTAAACCGTGCCTTAGTACTCAGGCCGGTAAATGCTCCTTCAGGTATAGACTCGGAAAAGAGTGTTATAGCTGACTTAAGTATCCTCAGAGATGTTTCTGAAGGTCCACTTCTAACTTCAGTCCAGGTTCTTAAATTTTTAACCTTCGACTGAACGCAAACCAGAGGCGGTGGTTGTCCGCAACCCCTGGTATCTGCCAGGATCGATACTATTTCAGTATATTCCTGGGAATCCACTTCTAGTTTGTTTATAACATCCTTAAAGTGGGTAATAAGGTCTAGATTATCGTCAGATTCTAGCCTTTCTAAATCGATTCTCTTTGCTAAGAGCATTGATTTTGATATCTTCCTAACCTTTTTCA